GGGCCAGTACGGCGGGAGCGTGACGATTGACGGCAACTGGCACGCCCAGGTCGAGGCGTGGATCGGCGGGCCGGCCACCTACAACGTGCGCCGTTCCGTCATCCTCTACCCGGCGGGCAATACGACCGGCAATCGCCGCGTGAGCTTCGAGGCGTACATCGCCAGCTACAACGCGCCCTTCGCCGCCGACGACGCGGGCAAGTTCACGCTCGAACTGACGATTGACGACGCCGTGACCTTCGATACCGTGCCCTGAGCCTGGTGGCGCGTCCTTCCGGCGGGACACCGGGAGGACAGCGAGCCGGGCTTGACTATCCCACAACTATCCCAACTTATCACAACAGGAGCAAACCCACATGACCGACGAATACGTGAACCTCCCCGCCGACGAGGAGGAGGACAAGCCATCCTGGGACGTGCCCGTTCCCAGTGGCGTCAAGCGTCTGACCAAGGACCAGATCAAGGTCGTGGATGACCGACCGCTCAAGGAATTGTACGTGCCAGAGTGGGGCGGGACGGTGCTGGTCCGAGGCGTCAACCGCAAGCAGTTCTTCAAGTCCGTCAAGCAGGCGCAGCAGCGGGGCGGGCGGCCCGGCCAGAACGAGATCAACCTGGAACGCATGGAGTGTGTCTACCTGGCCGACGCCCTGGTGGACCCCGCCTTCTCGCCCGACGAAATCGCCAACATGCTGATGGACAAGAACGCCGGTGCCATTCAGCGTATCCGTGACTGTGCCGACAGCCTCAGCGGTATGAACAAGGAAGAGCGCGAGGCCGCCGCCAACGCTTTTCGCAACGGATGACGAGCTGAACCTGGAGTATGAACTGGCCTACATCCACACCGGGCTAGGCATCAACCGCTTTCGTGAAGAACACAGTCAACAAGACTGGGTCTGGGTCATGGAGTGGTGGAAGATACGCACCCAACGTATCGAAGCCGCCATGAAAAAGAAACGCTAGTCCCCTCTCACGCTCCCCGCCTCTCTCCCCTGCCTCCCTCCCCTCGCGCCGCCGGTGACTGTCAACGGGGATGACAGTCACCGGCTCCTTCCCTGTCTGGAGAACCCGCGTGCAAGAGATAGCTCGACTCGCATTGAAGTTCGAGGCTGAGACCAACGACGCTCTCAAAGGCGTTCGCAGTCTGGAGTCAGAAGTTCAGCGCATGGTCTCCAGCGTCCAGAGCGCAGGCGGCCAGGCGGGCGGCGTGTTCGACGGCATCGGCGTTCGCGCCGTGGCGATGGGCAGCCTCATCGCCTCCGGCGTGACGGCGGGCCTGGGCGCGTTGTCGGGGCTGGCCGGCGAAGCCCTCAACGCCGTCGCCTCGCACGAGCGGCTGACCATGTCGCTCGAAAGCATGGTGGCGCGCGAGATGGTCGCCAGTGGCGCGGCGGCCAACCTCGGCGCGGCGATGGGGCAGGCCGGCGGGCGGGCGCAGGAACTCATCGGCTGGGTCCAGCAACTGGCCGTCCAGTCGCCGTTTTCGCAAGAAGAAGTCGCCGGCGCGTTCCGCATGGCGATGGCCTTTGGCTTCACCTCGGAGCAGGCGCAACGGCTGACGGCGGCCCAACTCGACTTTGCCGCCGCTAACGGCGTGAGCGGCGCGACAATGGAGCGCGTGGCGCTGGCGATGGGCCAAATCCAGGCGCGCGGCGCCCTGATGGGCGGCGAACTCCTGCAACTCTCCCAAGCTGGCATCGGCATGGGCCAGGTGTTCGACCGGCTCAGCCAGATGACGGGCAAGTCGACCCAGGAACTCCAAAAGATGCAGCGGGACGGCCTCATCCCGGCGGGCCAGGCGATTGAGGCCATCACGCAAATCATGGAGCAGAACGCCGGGGCGGGCGCGCGGCAGGCCAACACTTTTAGCGGCCTCATCGCCTCGCTCGGCGACCTCAAGGAAGTCGCGCTCCGGGCGCTGAGCGGCGGAACGTTCGCCGCTCTCAAAAACCCGCTCGCCGACCTCGTCAACGCCCTCCAAGACCCACACGTCCTGGGCCAAATCAAGGCCGCCGGCGACCGCATCGGCGCGGCGGTCCAGACGGCCATCGACACGGTCAAGTCGGCCCTGTCGGGCTTCCAGGCTATCGCCACGGGCTTTAGCCTGGGTGGGGTCGGCGGCGGCGTGACGGCGCTCTTAGACGCGCTCGGCATCTCGCCGGACGTGGCCGCCGTCGCCGGCGACGTGGTCGGCCAAATCGCCTCCGCCATCCAGAGCGGCATCGCCACCATCCAGGCCGTCTTGCAAAGCGCCGCGCCCTATTTTTCCCTACTCGCGTCGGCCATCGCCACGGCCCTGCCCTACGCCGTCATGTTCGCCCAAGTCGTCGGCGGGGTACTGGCCGGGGCGCTGACCGTCGTCGGCGGCGTCCTCCAGTTCGTGACGGCCAACTGGCAAATCTTCGCCAACATCCTGACCGTTGTCGCGGCGGTCCTGGCCGGCGGGGCGATTGTGGCCGGTATTAGCGCGCTCGTCAGTGGCTTCGGCCTGCTGATGGGCGCGCTCCAGGGCGCGCTGATGCTCCTGCCGATGATACCCGGCGCGATTGTGGCGCTACTCGGTCCTATCGGCCTGGTCATCGCCGGCGTGACGGTCCTGGCGATGGCCTGGACGCAGAACTGGGGCAACATCCAGCAAGTCGTCTTCGAGGTCGTCGCGCGCGCCATCGCCACCATCAACCAACTCGGCGGGGCGATGGGGGCAATCGGTATCGGCATCCAGACGGCGCTGACCGAGGGGCCGTGGGCCGGCGCGCAAGCCTTCAACGCGGCGATGGGCCAGGTGAACGCCGACTACGAGACCGCCGTCGCCAACGCCGGAGCCAAAGGCGCCGAGATGCGCGCCAATACTGCCGCCAACTGGGACGCGATGGTGAGCGACGTGCAAGCCAAAGTCGCCGGCATGTTTAGCGCGCAGGACGCCGGCTTGTCGGCGATGGTCGCCAACGCCCAGCAGCGCGCCGCCGAAATCCGCCTCGCCCTGGCCGGTATCCAGGGCCTAAGCCTCCAGGGGGTGAGCGACAAGTTCACCGACGCCCAGATGACAGCGGGGATGGAGGCGGACATCACGCGGGCCGAGGCGCGCGGGATGAGTCTCAACCGGCGCGTTCAGCAGATGGCCCAGCAGCAGGCCCAGGCCGGTGGCCAGCAGGGCCAGCCACAGGGCTTCGCACCACAGCAGGCCCGCCACGCGGCGCGGCGGAGCGCCCAGCATGCGCAGCATGGCCAGGTCGGCGCGGCGCTCGCGCACGGCGTTCCACAGCGCAATGAACACGCTGAGCGCGGCCACCACCAGCAGCACGGCGCCAAAGGCGCGCAGCACGTCGGCGCCCACGCCCAGCAGGCGCAGCAGGCGCGTGATTTCCATGGCCGGGGCGGCGGCCTGCAGGGCCGTGTCGCTGTTGATGAGGCGCGGCAGCGTGACGGCGGCCAGCGGCGTGCGGTAGCGCAGCAGGGCCACGGTGACTTCGCGCTCCTCGCGCAGGGCCTGCAGGTCGTCGGGGGTGTCGGCATGGCCGCTTTCGTGCACCTGCCAGACCGATTCGGTGCCGGTGAGGATGAGCCGGTCCAGCACGCAGCCGCAGGGCGCCAGCACGCCGCTGACGCGGTAGGGGTGATCGCCATGCGCATGCCCGCCCCCGCCCAGCCCATGGCTGCCGATGAAGGTGGCCCCCACCAGGGGCTGGCCGGCATGGTCAGGTTTGACGATGCCGCGCGCTGCGCTGGCGCCCAGCACAGCGTCCATGGGCTGCTGCCACAGCGCGCCTTCGGCCAGGGTGGCGCGGTAGTGCGCCACGTAATCCGGCGTGGTGCCCACGATGCGATAGCCCTGGTAGCTGTCGCCCAGGCTCAGCGGCACCACCTGGGCCACCAGCGGGCTTTGCTGCAGCGCCTGCACCTCTTGCAGGGGGATGTTGCCCGTGGGCACGTCGATGTGGAACACCCCCGCCAGGATGAGCTGCAGCGGGCTGCCCTTGGCGCCCACCACCAGGTCAATGCCTTCCAGGTCACGCTCAAAGGCCCGGTCGAGCTGGGTGGACACCAGCAGCACCAGCGTGATGGCGGCCAAGCCCAGGGTGAGCAGCAGCAGGTTGAGCGCAGCCGCCAGCGGCCGCGACCACAGGTAGCGCCATGCCAGTGCGGCTGTTTTTGCTATATTTTTCATAGCTATCACCGCTTATCCAGCAAGCGCCGGGTGCCAATTTCGTTTAAATCATGGCCCAGTGCGGCAGCAGTGGTGCCAGCATTCAGGTCCAGCCGCTGCAGGCGCGGCACGCCAGCCAGCGCCTGCACCACGCGCTGGTCATGGGTGGCAATCACCAGGCTGGCGCCGCAGGCAGCGGCGCTGGTTTGCAGCAGGGCCAGGGCATCGGCAGCGGCTTCATCGTCCAGGCTGGCCGTGGGCTCGTCGGCCAGCAGCAGCTCGGGCTGCAACAGCACCGCGCGCGCCAGCGCCACGCGCTGCGCCTGCCCGC